TCTGAATTTCAAAGATGGCTCTGGAAATATTTACACTTCTGGGGTCATTTTTAAATTAGATGGAACAACTGTTTCATATTCACAATATACTAACGCAGCGACCTTCAACGCTGCTTCGGTAAGAATTGTTGAATTTACGGTCCCAGCAAATGCGCCCGATACGCTTCGATATTACTGTGTGTACCACGGCAACGGCATGGGTAATACGATCAATGTTATTGATCTTGGGTTTTCCCTAAACTTTCAAAACATAGAATTTATAAAATCAATAAGTATTGATCCAATTGTTGAAAGTTTTGGGTTATCGCTGCAAGACGTATTTTTTAACATCAAATCTTCGGTAAATGTTGGATTATTCGGTCTTACTGGAAATACCATAAACCTTGTACATACGATTACGGTTGATCCTGTAGATGTCGTATCAGGAGGTGCGTTTACAGAGCCATCATATCGCGTTGGTTCAATTCAAAACACGATATTAAATTTTGATAAAACTGCTTATGAAAATAAAAATTTCTATGCTGTAAAAGGGTGGTTTCGCTTTCCAAACGGTTATAGCTCTCTGTTGAATAACGACCTTCTATTTTTAATGGATGGAAAAACTCTCAATCAATATGGAAGAGATACATTGGCCAAAATAGCATTTGGCTACAGTAGCACAAATCCTGATCGGTTGATATTAAAGGTACAGCATGAGGTTGCAAATTCAAACCCAACTGTAAGTGTTAATGATCCATCACGATCTACTGAAAAATCATATATTAGTTCAACTGATATAGTAGCTGGTCAATGGTATTATATTATTGCTTACAGTTATTTAAATAAGCCAGCAGGTACAAATTATGATGAGTGGGGGTTTCGATTTGATGTTTACGCTGCTGGGAATACAACGGCAATAATGGCAAATCTGACGGATTCTTTTCCATCACGTTCGGGATACCTGAATTCTGCCTTTGATACAGACTACCATCGAACATCTTTCCGCGAAATAGAATTTGGTAGTACAAGTACAGAGGTCGATCTTTTTGACTGGGCGGTTTATGGTATTGATTCACAGTGGACATCAAGTGACTCTGGGACATCTTTCAACAGTCAAGGTGGTACTTGGCCTTCATCATTCATAGATGTTTCTCAAAATTTTGATCGGTTAAGCACAGCACAAAGTCCACCAACAAATGCTGTGAAAACACTTCATTTTTTGAATGATGATGTTGAGAGATATTCTTACTCAGGACGAAATACACCCACAGATAATACCAAGCGATTAGATTCAACAATTGATCCCCTACGACGTGGTTTAGCTGCCAGCGGCTCTGTATCAAATACACTGATTGCGGGCAGTGGTTCATTTACTGTAACAGGCACAGTTGATTTTAGGGTTCAAAGAAGTGAACCAATAACTGTTGGCTCTTTTATCATCTCTGGAAAAGAAGCATTTTTTAATCTTGGCGAATTTTTTGGTACACAATCATTTTCTGTTTCAGGGCAGTCTGTTTCATTTACCATTCATTCTGTTATTGCGGCAGACGTTGGGACTTTTGCTGTAGCAGGTGCAGATGTCCAATTAAATAAAAATATCAAACTTTTTGCTGACGGTGGAACTTTCTCTCTTACTGGTCAAGAAATTATTGCATCACGAGGAATTCTTTTACAGACTCAGAATTTCTCAATATCAGGCAAAGATATTGATTTCAGAAAATTCTTGTTTGTTGATATTACAAATGGAGAAAATAGTCTTAGTGGCGCTGATGTAACACTTCGTAAGAGCGTTAAAATATCTGTTGATGTTGGAACGTTTACAACTTTCGGCATTCCAATTGGCATAGGTATTCCAGCATCTATTGGTGCTGGTACATTTAATTTAACATTCCAAGATGCTTCAATTCTATCGCTGCGATCCATTGATGTTCAAAGTGCATCTTTTACACTTACAGGTTCAGCAGATTTACAATTTATAACTGGACCAAGAATGCCAGCCGATGCTGGTTCTTTTTTAATAAATGGTCGTGATGTTCAGCTTAAAAAGTCTCTCAAACTTTCCGCTAATAATGGTCAATTTGATGTAGCTGGCGAAAATGTCGCTCTTCCAACGTCACTTTCACAAGATATAAATTTTGTTATTGAAAATGGTGTTTTTATTGTATCGGGGCAAGCAATTGAAGTCTTTGATAGGTTTAGATTCGATGAAAGCGGTGGGGGCAATAATAAAGTATCTGTTTTTCGCAGTGATAATAAGGTAGTATTATTTGAGAGCACCAGTAGGGCAGCGTAAAAAATGGCTTTTAATATCAAACAAAATGATACTTCTCCAGCTTTACGAGCAACATTAAAAGATGGGAGTGACAATATCATCAATCTTACTGGCGCAAGTGTAAAATTTCATATGAAACCTGTCGGTGGGGATATTGTAAAAACCAATTCATCAGCAAATGTGATTATCCCTGCGACGAATGGCATAGTTCAATATAATTGGTCAGCAAGCGATACAGATACCGCAGGATCATTTTTAGCAGAGTTTGAAGTCACTCATGTTGATGGTACGACAGAAACTTTCCCAAACAATGGCTTTGTCAGAATTGACATTGAGGATGATATAGCATGAGCAAACGTACTGTAGAATCCGCTCATGATCGAATAGATGACATTGAACCGCGTGTAACAAAATTAGAAACTGAAATAACGCCTTTGCAAAAAAGTGTTCAGCGGGTTGAAAATATTCTCATTGGTGCCGCTGCGTCTATCATTGCGCTTTTAGTCACGGTACTTATGAGAATGTAATGCTTTGTACTTTGGTCGCTGTGCTATATGGCCAAAGTTTCTATTTTGGACTTTATAAGGTTTGTTTGTACGACTGCAATCAACCCCGTCCAAGTTATGAATGGTATGATAGAAGATACATAGCCTATCCAGATTACATTTGCCCAGCGAGGTTCTATGAAACATGATAGAAATAGGAGTTGCAATCGCAGGCGCACAGGCGGCGTATAAATTTATGAAGGCTGGCGTTCAGGTCGGAAAAGATTTGCAAGACATGGGGCAACAGCTGCAACAGTGGGCTGGCTGTATGGCTGAAATCGACCAAGCTGAGAAAATGGCAGAAAAACCACCTTGGTATAAAGCGCTAGGCGGAGGCACGCAGGCGCAAGCAGTTGAAGTCTTCCTTGCAAAAAAACAAAGTGAAAAAATGCGCAATGACTTGCGGGAATTGATTTCGCACCCTGCCATCTTAGGCCCAAGCCATTGGCAAGAATTTTTGAGGATTGAGGCTCAGATTAGGAAGCAAAAACGGGAACACGACTTTAGGCGCATGGAGATCAAGCAATCTATCGCAGAGTGGACAGCAGGTATTGCTTTGTTTATTGTCTTAGTTGGCGGCCTTATAGGATTTGTGTGGTTAGCAAGATAGGAATTAAAGTTGTGACTGAGTTCGAAAAAGCTGATTTAGACAAAAATGGCAATATCAATAGAGATGAGTGGGATAAGTTAAAACTAGAAGATCATCGCCGTCAAATGGTTGATGAGGATAAGAAACGCGATAGTCAACGGCACATGACTTGGTTTGCTTTAAGTGGCATGGTTTTATACCCAGTTGTAATATTAGCTTGTTCCATTTTCGGTTTTGATGCTGCCGCAGGATTGATAACAGATATTGCTAGTATTTATATTGTAAGTGTTAGTGGTTTATGTGCAGCGTATTTTGGTTTTACAGCGATGAATGGTAAAAAGAATGGAGCCTCAAAATGATGGCATTGCTTGGGAGCCTTCTTGGCTTTGGAACATCGTTCCTTCCAGAGGTATTAAATTATTTCAAAGCAGGTCAGGAACACAAACATAATCTTGAAAGAATGCAGCTTGAAATGGATTTGATGTCCAAACGAGCGGAGTTAAAGATACAGGTGTTAGACAAGGAAGCGGACATTGAAGAAGTAAAGGGATTGTATAGCCATGATATGGGACTTGATGGCGGTGGATTTGTCAATGCACTACGGGCTTCTGTTCGACCTGTTATCACTTATGTTTTCTTTGCTCTTTTTTGTGCCATCAAAGTCACGGCGCTCATGGCATTGATGAACTCAGGCGTTGATCTTGGTCGTGCGCTTTCAATGCTATGGGACCCAGAAACTTCGGCACTATTTTCTGCCGTTCTCAGTTTTTGGTTTGGGGGTCGGGCAATACAAAAATATATGAAGGTGAAATCATAATGGACGATTGTTTAATAGAGAAAAAACGCATTCAGTATGAGGATTTGTATAGAGAGGCATGGGAGGCGCAGTGTAAGAGGGATGCGGAGATCGATCCTAGAATAGATTTAAAAAGCACAAGAAAAGAGGATGGTCGAGTTTCTCGGTGGCATAAAAGAGTATAAGATGCGAAAGTGGAAGTATTCTGCGGATGATTATAACGCGTGTGCTGACGAAGGTTTGACGCTTTCTGAGCCAGAGGTGCGGAGAATAATGAAGGATTTTGGTTTACCCAGAGAAACGTACACTGGCATC